AGATGGTTTGCTCCATCAGGGGCCGGTTATGGTCCAGATCGCTAGGAAGGTTAATGTCTTGTAAGACAGCGGGGGTAAAGCGTGGCATGAGGGTTCCTCAATGAACAGTGGTGCAGGCGGGGAACATGAAGGACTTGACATCCCTCGTGTACGGCAAGCGGATTTGATAGTTACAGCTCAGCGTGGCCTCTCTGACGACGAAGACGTACTGACCGTTCTCAATGGCGTAGTGCATCTCCAGTCCAGCCTCCGCAAACGCCTGTACAATGTCCTGCTGAGGGTTGATCAGCAAGTAATGGTACCGAGTGTCAAGGTTAGAGCCGTTCGGCAGTCCTGTGACCCTCTGGAGCATCCTAAAGCAGAGCTCAATCATGGTCTGGTTGCCTTCTTCGGTGGGGAGTACACGCAAGGTCTTGATCAACCCTCGAAACAACTCTGCGTAATGCACAAACTCATTCTTCGCCATGGTGCTTCCTTACAGCTTAAAAAAAGAACGTCACAGCACTGGGCCCGAAGACCAAGGGTGATGCCTGAACCCAGTGTAGGGGAGTCCATGACGTTCTAAAGGGATAGCCGGTTAATCTGAGCGCCGTGGAAACGAAGGCTTCGCAACGATCACGTCGCGGAACTGGAACGGATGGGCGTCAGCCATCTCGGTGTGCTGCCGACGCAGAACCGGTGGTCGAGGGTCTTTCAGTTGAATCTTCCACGGGTGCTGCCGGGTGAAGACAGGCTTGTCATCGTGCCAGCCGCCATCGGGGTTGTGTTCAGCGTCAACACCATTGACTTCGTCCAGCAGGCGCTTGTTCTTCAAGTCCTGCTGGGTGTCCGCCATGCGGATGTCAGCGTGTTCTTTAAAGAGGATGGAGAAGATCATGGTCGAACGGTCAAACGCCGTCTGATAACCAATGTCGTCCAGCCGGTCCATGATCTTGGCCAGTTCCACCAGGTTCCAGTCGCCTTGGGCACTGACCGAGGCTTGCAGTGCGGCTTGGAGTTCTTCCTGGATGAACGGGGCAGCAGGGTGATGGTCAGCCGCGGCTTGCCATTGTTCGGTGAGCAGTTCAGGATTAAAGTAGCCGCCAATCGCTTTGATGCGAGTAACGATGTTCACTTCCGGCGTGTGGGTTACGGGCGTGGTCATCTTGACTCCATGGGCGTTAGTGGCGATCATCAACTGATCGGCAGTATCGAGGAGCAGGCCATAGACAGGATGGCTTGCAAGGGAAGTGCTCTTGGTGAACTGTTTTTCTTCTTCGAGCATCACGGCCTCCAAGGCAGCGTCAAACTGGTGGTATTCCAATGGGTTGAATTTCGACAGGGTTATTTGCACAGGTTGGATCTCCGCGGACCAGGTTAGGGGTAATCAGAACAGGTGGGTAGCGCGCAGCGCTGGGTGGGCGTTGATGGCCTTCTCGATGTTGGCGTGTTTGCCAACCAGGCACATCTCATGGGCGTTGAACTTGGTGATGTAGGGCTTGCCTTCATCGTCCACCGCAATGATCTGCATCACGTGCGAGTCGTCCTTGTGCGCCACGACCCGAGTGTACGGTCCACCTGCATTGCTGCCGGAGTAGATGCTGTAACCAGTGATGGCTTCTTCGGTCTTGTCAGCGGCGCTGTACGTGCGACCGGACTTGGTCTTGTACGACGGCTGAGGGACTTCGTGTTGAAGCGTCATGCGGTTATTAACCACGTCAGCTACGCGAAGGGCTTCAAGAACAACGATCGGATCAAATACAGCCATGATGAATCTCCAGGGTTAAGTGTGTTACTCAGGTTGATCATGTAGGATCAAGATAAAGTCGAATCAGCGGCGTATCCGTATGATAGCTCTTAGCACTTACTCCAGTGGGTTCCTACTTATGTACAGTCATCTCTCCCCCATGGGAACCGTATCTCTTGAGGCTCAGCCGGAAAACTCCCAAGAGGTCTACGGTAAAAGCGTCAAATCCCTTTTCGAAGAGTATTGTGGGCATCTGGTCGTTGATCAGAAGTTCATCCACAAACTCCAGTCGTACCGTCAGTCCTTCTCCAACAAGAACGAAGACCACGTGGCCTTCTTCGGTGGACACCTGATGGGCGTGCAAGAAGTCAAGTTCCTTCCTTCCGACAAAGCCGAGTGGTTCAACAACCTGCTGGACGTCGATGAGATCACCCTGCAAGACGAACTGCTTACCCTGAAGACCCTCGTGCCTGATCCAACCAAGGTGCGCTTTGTCTCCACGGACGTGATGAACCTGTCCTGCCTGTGGTTGATCCATCGGATCTACACCTCCAAGCTGCCTGAGCAGGTGCGTCACCAAGGCATGATCGATTGCATGCTCGTGCTGGAATACAAGTTCATCACCTCCATCCTGGCCTACTGGTTCCCTCACCGTGCGGATGAAGCGGTGGCCGTGGCGACCTACGCTCGTTTGACCAAGAAGTTCAAGCTCAAGGAAGTGGGCAGCTGGGGCGCACTGTTGCTGTACCTCGCCGAGCACATGCTGAGTGAGAAGTCCCCGCACTACAAGAACGAGACGTTCCAGAAGTTCACAGACGACTTTGGCATCATCTACATGGTGAACGACATACAAGGTCGTATCAAAGACTACCTGAAGAACATCCGGGACGAGTTCGAAATCGTGCGCCGTGACCCAACCGCTCTGATCAGAACGAACAGCAACACCGTTACAATAGATGGAGAGGTTTTAGTAAAAAACAAGCGCAATGTGTATTCGACGTATCGTCGGTACATAAACGATGTGATGGCGGACAAGAACAGCTTCATCATCAAAGAGCTCAGCGAGATCGTCGTGAGCACGATGCCCAAGCTGCCTTACCGCAACATGGTCGACACCCTGGAATACATGACCCGTAACTCTGGGATCAAAGGGGACAAGAACGTGGCAGCCCTGACCGACTTGGTCTTGGAACACTTGTTCGAGTTCATCTCCAGCAACCGTGCCACCGTCAACACCCGTGACTTGGCAGCCCTGCTCACCAAGTTGAAGAACCTCTACACCGCCAGCCGCGCGGCGAACCCGTTGCTCTTGGACATCCGAGACATTGGGGAGAAGGTGGTGAAGAAGGCCGTGAAGACGAAGAACCCTTCGTTGGTGGCGTCTATCCGCACCGGTGTGTTGTTGTACATCGTTCTGCGTACCATCACCATGAATCACTACCGCAAGTCCTAAGCACCCCGCATAGAGCCCGGAGCATGACGCTCCGGGCTCTATGCTGTTAACGCACTACAGTTGCATTGTGATTGACCGGTGCCCCGCGCATGATGGACGTCGCTGAGCGTGACAGGTTCAACTCCCGTCCTGCTCCCATGTTACGGTTACCCAGGTTGATCTTCTCAATCATCTCTTCCTTGATCTGGTCCAAGTTACTGAACCGTGCAGCGTCGAAGTTTTGATCGATCTTGCCATAGACCAGTTCGATCTTGTTCTCCAGCTTGCGTTGCTCCATAGGGGAACGGCAACTGCCCAGCGCTTCCGTGAGCTGATCCAATTGCGTGCGCAGCTTCTCTTGGTGGTCATAGCGTTGCTGCTCGACCCAGGAGAGTTTGTTCTCAGCCTCGTACACCCGGCGTTTCACCTCAGACAACGTGATGCCGTAGTGTTCGATGTTCTTCGCGTAGGTCAAGAACCAATGCGCCATCAGCCATGAGATAACATGGTCATCGTGTCCACTCGCCTCGTGGTCGATCCGGTTGTTCTTGGTGACCAGCTTGGCGATCTCATTCTGAAGCTTCTTGTCCCGGACACTGGCGCCGGAGCGCTTAGCCGCTTCTTGAATGATCGGACCGTACAGCATTTCCCGAAGAGGACCGTTGGTTGGGAAACCAAAGTTCTTCCGGTATTGGCGGTAGTTGTCCCGGTCAGTCTTGAAGGCTGCATAGCGTGCACGACCGTGGTCAGACCCTTCCTTGTCATCCACGACAGTGGAGTACAAGCGTCTAGCCGGGTCAATGCCGTACAAGGGCAGGTTGAGCAACAGGTAATCGAGGATACCGATCCACGTGGACTTCGCCTCACCAATCACGGTCAGCTTAGGGAACCGCGCAATGAACCGCGCCAGCCATGCCGAGAAGTGTTGCAAGTTCGAATCGTTGATCGTCCATGCCCCTACCACTTCCAGCGTGCTGTTGTCCAAGATGACCCCGGTGATGTTATCTCGACCAGTGGCGTTGGACGTATCCACCCCCATGGTCAGTTCACGTTTCAGGATACCTTGTCGGACTTCGCTCTCTGGAATGTGCCACCGCACCAAGTACTTCTCTTTCTCGTACTTCTCTGTGTAGAGCGGTACTTGAACCGAGTCGTGGATCTTGCGCAACAGTTTCTTGGCCAAGGGGTTCGTCAGCGTACCCGAGGTCCATTCGTTCAGGTAATCTCGACGGACTTCGTCACCGGTCTGACGCGATTCTGCAATCTTCGTTCGCAGCCACT